TCGGCTGGAGTGAGGGTGATTCGTTCGTACTTAGCTTGTACCGGACCGCTCAGGACAAGGTGTCGACCGGCGGTCTCCGGCGATTCGTGTCGTGCTCGCAGCTCAGAAGATACCTGCTTATGAGTGTCCTCATCGACGTCGCCAAGGTAGACCACGCCAGCGGGGGTCCCGTTTCGACGCATGACCGAGGTTTGGTAACGACGGGTATAGTCATCCAGATCAATCGCGAAGGTCGCTGCTCGTAGGGGAGCAAGACATCCCCATACGTCGTCCGGATCGGGGTAGCGCAACCACAGCATCTCTTCTGGCAGGAGTACCCCGGTTTTGCCGCTAGACGAATTAAGTCGATATCCAGTGAGGACACCAATACCCCCCGGTCCGGTGTCGTCAATGATGGGTTGGACGGACCAGCCAGAGTCCAGCACGTGCAAGCTTTGTACCGGACCCTGGCCGGTCTCGCCCCGGTCCATGAACACGAACGACTGCCCTGAGACCTCCAGACGCAACCAGCAGATCTCGCGCAGTACCCGCGCCGACATATAGTCGTTGGGAGCGTGATTCCACAGGAAGGCCACTTCATCGGGGATGGCCTCGCCGTCCTGGTTCAAGACCTCCAAAGGGGTCGTTGCAGCGTTCGTCGCGATAGCGATAATGCAGCGATAGGCCACTGCACTGTTTCGCCAACCCGAGCCCAGGTCGGCACGCCATTGATACAGGCCGTCCGGACCCATGGTTACGTGCAGGCCCTCCGGCCCGACGTGACTCACGACTCCAACGGCGAACCCGTCATCCATGCCCGGTGGCACGGACCGACGCGACAACGCCCTACTAACTCGGTCTGCCGTCGAGAAAGCAACACGTATAATCGCGCCGATCCGGCCTCCCCTGGGCTCGTTCGGGGAGCTCATTACGCGACGTCCGCCATTCCGCGCCTCCGGAAGAATAGGTGAGTCATGGCCCACACCAGCGCGTCAAGCCGATCGGGGGAGAGACGATCCTCGGAAGTCCAGGTGGTCATCTGGTCTTCGAGCTGCGGATGAATGCCTACGTGATGGCAAAGTCCGCGTTCGTACAGCGTGCTGATTGGTTCGGCACGCAGTCTCTTACCTCGGCTTGCGGTGACGGGTCTGTATCTCACACCTCTCGGCAGACGCTCTGACTCTAGTGTTGCTTTCACCATCTCGCCGCCGTTGTTGACTTCGGCGACGATATAACCCGCTCCCCACGCTAGAGCCGCCTGAATGGCGGTTCGAGCCCAGTCATGGGGAGTGTAGTGGCCGCTAAGATCAGCCAGCACAAAGCCTTCTTCTTCTAGCTTACCACAGACGATGATGCCGGTCTCGTCCCCACCGTATGTCACGGCCGGATCGATGGCGACCACGACCTCCATACGCCTGAGGAAGGGGGAGACGCGCTCCATGTCTGCTCTGTGCTCGTCGATCAAGTCCAGAGTCCAGAGCGCGCCCTCAACATCTTCGAGGTACTCGCCCATCAGCTCCTGTCGACCCAGGCGCGTATCCTGGTACTTGCCCAGGACCTGCTCGGCGAAGACGGGGGCTAGGTTGTGCAGGTTCTCGTAGGTGGTCCCACTGGTCATGACCGTGGTGGGAGAGAATCTCAATTGGCGGATCTCGGCACGCGGCCGGGGAGTCGTCGTAACGGCGACCCGAGGGGACTTGCCCAGCCGCATGCCGAGTCGATAGTTGGTAATCACTTTATCTAGGTTGGCGAATGTCGCCAGCTCGTCGACCCAGCCCGTGTGGTGCTGCGGACCGCGCAGCTGGTCGGGCTCGTCCGACGAATAAGCAAACGCGACGCCTCCGTTATCGAAGACGACGCGTCGTTTGGAGGGTTGGTAGTCCGGTCGCTCGGAGCGCCGATACACGCTCAGCAAACCGGACTCGCCCTCGATCATCACATCTCGTACGTCAGCCGCCGTACGGCCTATTAACGCGGCGCGGTGACCCCGACCGATTTGCATATTCCGTTCTTTAACGAACTGCGCCCCGGTCCGGGTCTTGCCCCAACCGCGCCCCGCCATAATGAGCCACTCCAGCCACGGCACGTCTACCGTGACCGGAGCGGCCTTGCGGGGATCCCTAACTACCCTCGGCATGTCGGGCGGGGGTAGCTGGTTCCATCGTGCGTGGGGGGCTACCCACTCATCGTGCGGCTTACCGTCACAGAAGGGCCGATCGCAGCGCCACATGATGCGGCGACGCTCGATCTCCTCCTCCAGACGGTCTCTCAAAGCCGCCTTCCGTTCAGAGTCCCAACCGCGCCATCGACCGCCCCCAGGGCCGTAGCCCTGGGTCCAGTCGGTGAACGCCGGTCCACTCATTCGTCGATCGTTGTATCCGCCTCGCTACCCAGCGGGGGAGCGAGCTGCATCATCAAAGCTTCAATCTCCTGGTCCATGGTGTCGCTGTACTTGACGTCCAGCTTCACTGGCATGTCCAGCCCGAACATGCGTGCGCGCCGTTCCTTGATGCGGAGCATCGTGGCAACGGCGTCTTGCTTCTCGGCCAGGGTGGTCGCACCCGACTCGATGATCAGCCACTGGAACTTCTCCAGCCGGTCGAGACGGTCGCCCTCCATCTTGCGGATTGCTACCCGGGTCTCCTCGGGGATGCGGTCCTGGATATCGCACGCTCGATGCGTGAGCACGGTGGGGATAGAGCAGTGCTGGATCTCGGCGATGTCGGCAATGGACCAGTGCTTGAGCCGAAGTTCTAGCGCCTCCTTCTCGGCATCGACCTGCGCAATGCGCTCGATCGTTCCGCTCGGGTCGCTAGGATCCGGATACGTACTCACGCCGCCCATTCTAGCAGGCGATTTGGCAGCGGCACAAGACCCCCGGCCAGGCCGGGCGCGCGATCCTTCAAAAAGGGTATTCGAAGAGGCTAGTCCTCGGGTAACAGCGCGTCCATAGCGCGCAAGTGCTGCAACGCTTCGTACTGGCCCTCGGTGAAGTCTTTGTCACCCATGATCACGAACTGGGCTGGGCGCGCGTAACCCCGGACGTCGTCCACTCTGGTTACCCAGCGCCATTCCCAGACCCGAAGCTCGTTCTCCTCGGCCCAGCTCTTGGCCCAGGTGTAGGTCGGTGCAAATACCAGAATCATGCGCCCACCATCGCGTCGACCACCAGCACCAGTGAGAATATCAGGCCAAACACCCCGAGCCAGGCCGCCGCGTTCATCACCGTGGACCAAACGCGTTGCGGTAGGCGTCGGTAGCGATGACCCCGACCCGCTCGACCCACCGATCCTGATCCTTGTCTGGATCGAATGACGTGAGCAGGTCGTCCCGCAGCGGGAACGAGGCCACCGCACGGCCGATCTCGCCCAGCGTGTCCGCGTCGACGATCGTGAGTGTGACGACTACCGGTCGCTTCATCAGTTGCTCACCCATCTGGTGTACCGGTGGTTCGGCGCGGTCTGCGAGAGCAGGAACAGGTGATCTGCACATGCCCAGTCGCAGTAGTCCTCGCCGTCCCACCAGATCTCACCCGCGACGGGTTTGTCGCAGGTGCCTGTCGTAGGGTTGCCGATTCGGCACTTGCCGTGCATCGGTCGGGTGACCGGTACGAGCGTGATGTTCTTCCTCACGACCACACCACCGCATCCTGGCCGACGGCCTTGTTGATGGCCTTCTGCAGGCCCACGCGCTCGATCCGGTTCATCACCCGAGTCGGCAGGGTGACGTCCCAGCGGGTCACGCCCTCCAGAAACTTGACGACGTTGCCACCGCCGTGCACGTTGATCAGGACGGACTGCGCGGTGTCGGCGTTGTCGACCACCTCGCCATTGCGGAGGATCTTGACTCCGTACGTGACCTTGCTGTCCATTGCACTCTCCCCGTTTGGTTGTACTTCCAGTATACCAGGCTGGGGTACCCCGCGCAACCCCAACCTGGTATGACCTGGGTCACCCCGATTGCCTCCGACGTGATGGCAGGTGCAGCGGCAGCGAGTTCAGGATCTGTACGGTCCGCGCGGGCGAAACCCGTTCGCTGATTACGATCCCCCACTCCTCGACCACGTCCTCACCCGGGCCGGGCGTCGGGATCCACATACGGAACCGGTGCCTGCCCTTGAAGAAGTAGCCCGCACTCTGCCAGCCGTGCACGTCGAAGGCCATCGGTCCTACACCTTACCTCTCATCTTGAGCCGCGTCTCCTCGTCAGGCCAGACGCTAAAGTGCCAGTAAGGCGCGTCGTCGGGGGTAATCGACCACACCTCGCCGTAGTCGGAGTAGACGTCGACGATCCCGCCCGGTTGGTCGGTCACGCAGACGACGACACACTCCATGCCGATCTCGTGCTGTTCGGTGACGTCATGCTCCTCGACGGTCGCCTGTCGCCACATTCGAACGTATTTCCCGACGAGGGGAGCGTAGGAGATGGCGCGGGGGGTTGTTCCGTGCCGCATCTTCACACGGCTTAGCTCTCGGTCGATCTCCAGGCAGAGAGCCATCAGCTCCTGCCCAGCGAACCCGACCGCTGCACCGGCCGCGCGAATGCCCAGGGGATGCGTGATCTCCGTAGCATTGCCGTCGTTTTCAGTCACACTCGTGCCTCCTCTATCCAGTACTGCGTTCGGTCGTTCAGGGCTAGCCTAATATCCTCCTTAATCTCCTCGTCGATGTCGTGCCACCAGGCATCGAACCCCCTGCGGTCCTTGAGCAGCTCGATCACGTCGAGCACGATCGATTCGGCCAGCTGTTCGTCAGTCAGGGGCACGGCGACACTTCCTCTGCGGCTTCAACTCCGGATGCGCCTTCTCGAAGCAATCCTCGCCCCGGCATTTGCAGGGTGGAAGAGTGATCATGGTGTGATCA